TCGATGTTGCGGAGTTCGAAGTCACTCATTTCAATGGAGCGAGTGATAGCAGCCTTGAACTTCTCAGGCTCGATCAGCGGGACCTTCGGTTTTACCGCTACCTCGACGGGCTTGTAGGCCTCGGTAAGGTTGGCACGAAGCTGTTCGTCAGGGGTAAGCGGCTTGGGGCCTTCAGGGGCAACACGAGGTGCATCCACTTGCTGCTCTGGCGGCTTACCAAACAACTCCAGCTGCTCACCTTCCGGTTTGTAGACGGAGCCGTCAGGGGCTTCGAACATACCATCAGGACGGGCAGTCAGCTTGTCCTTAGGTGCGCTGACAGCTTCTTCAGCTTTAGCTGCATCTTTATGGGCTTGGTCAAGTTCAGCTGCGGTTTCGTCAGTCACCTTGCCGAGTTCTTTGATTTCGTCACGAGCCTTACGAGACGTAGCGACGAACTTAACGCCCCTCACGATACCTTCGAGAAGTGAACCAGCAATCCCACCTTCGAGAGAATTCTTTAGGCGGTTTTCCCAGTCAGTTGCGTTTGGGTCGGTAGCAAGTGCATCGATGATTGCGCCTTTTGCCCACCCGTTTTCCTTGAGGAAAGCCGAGAGATTGTTCTCGTAGGGGTCGAAGACAGTGGCATCTACCACAGCACCTTTAAGCATGGCACCAACAAAGGTCTTCCCACCACCAAGCAGGGCAAAACCTGTAATGAATTGGGAAATACCTTGTGTTAGCCCGCCTGTGATGGTCTCAGGTTTAGGGAGTTCAAAGCCGAGGGCCTTGGTTAAATCAGAGCCTTTGAAGTCTACGGGCTTGTCGCGGACTGCGATACCTTGGCTAGCCAAAACGAGGCCAGCGTCGTTTGCCAGTTTGGCCTTTTCCTCTTCCGAGAGGGGACGACCAAGGACCTTCTCACGCATGGCAACCATGCCGCTAATCATCTTGTCGCCATCAGCGGTAGACATGGAGTTAGCGTTGGCTACGGTTTGTCCGGTTTCAGCCACACCATTGAAAATACCCCCAGCGATTGCTGAGGGGATTTCAGAGACGTTGTTCCAGATGGTCTGTAAGAAACCTTGTTCTTCCTGTTGGGGTGCTGGAGGGGTAGGCTCAGGAGCAGAAGGGGGAGGAGAAACCTCAGCGACTTCTGGCTGTTTTGCAGCAGCCTCTTGTCTCGCAAGCGCGTCTTGCACCGCTTTCTGTTCTGCGGTTAATTCACTCATCACTCATATTCCTTCAACAATGCAGCCGAGAGTTTCTCGTAAAGCGCCTCAGCCATTTCTGCGACTTCACTCGGATAAGGTTTTCGTCCCTTGTTATTGTGGGTGAAGATTGCGACTTGATCTCTCAGTTGTCTCTCGAACTTCCCACCTGCTAGGTTTGCTTTATTCATTTGGATTATGTCGAAACCACCAAATGAGTCCCTCTGGTAAAGATTTTCCAGCTTGTTCTTCCATGAACCCTCGGCTGTGGATGAGGTTCTAAAATCAAGGCTGAATACATCATGCTTAGAGCGGTCATAATCCCGTCTCCAAGTATCGATAGGCCCTATAAGATCGCTACGCTTGATCGTGCCTCTACTTGCAAAGTCCCTAGCTATTGCCCACGCATCTTCTTCCGTAGCTGCATTGCGGACAGCCCGTTCATAATCAATTAGAGACTGGGGGTCGGAGGCTTTAGCTTCTGCTTGGTCACCTAGAATTTTATCCATAGTGACAAGCATGGTGTTGGCCGCAGCGGAGGTAGTTGCATCACCCATCGCAACCATGTCCGCAGCAACTTTTCTCGCTGCTTCCATGTTTTCTTGAGTGGGTTCTTGGAGAACTTTAAATAGTGCGGCGTTACCTTCAGTTCGGAAGTTGTTTTGACGGGCTTCTTCTTCACGTTCTTCTGCAACGCGGCGGGCATTTTGAATTGTGAGGGCTTTGCCCTGAATATCGAGCAGCTTCGCCTGACCTTTCAGGGTCTTGCTAACGAAATCAGTGCCAATCTTTGTATTAGCAAGGACGTTAATGATGTCAGTATTGCCAGTCTTCTCGACAGCGATACCCACTGCATCTAGGATTGTGTCGATGACTTTACCGTTATCGAGACCATCAGTTGCCATCTGAGCAGCGCGGCTCTCAAGGTATGTCTTTACGCCTCCAATAGCAGTCGCATATTCATCCTCAGTCATCCCTGCGTGGAACGACAAGGCGAGATACTGAGCAGCTTCCGCTTCGAAAGCCTTGTAAGCCTGAGCAGCTGCATAGGCGACGTGCTTCTTCTGCCACGAGGCACGAAAGGCTTCGTTGACTTTCGCCGTTGGTTGACCGAAATACGTCGAGAGTTCCGAGTCAGTGAAACCATCCATTCCATTGTTCTTCACGAAGTCGGCTTGGAAGGTCTTGATGAATTCTTCGATCTTCTTCGGGTCACCGGAGTGATACAGCTTCTTGGTTTCAAGCGCCCGCTCAAGATCGTCGGCATACCGAGCAGCCATAGTGTTCATCTGGGATACACGGTAGCCCTTACGAACATAGGGGCTTTCCCCCTCAGCGATGATGCCTTTCTTAACGGCTTCACCGATGGCAATGCGGTTCTCCTCGTAGAGACGCTGGCCTTCTGCGAATTCCTTCTTTGCCATGCGCTCTTCTTGACGTGCCAGCGCAGGGGTCGCCTTACGCTCAAGGTTTGCCAGAGTAGACGCAAGGGACTCGAAGGGGGATTTCTCCACCACAGGACGCACATAGGTATCAACGGGGGAAGCCGTAGGGGCAACGGTGCCGATCTGGTTTTCGAAGGGATTACCTACGACTACTCTGTCTGCCATTTTTAGTTCTCCAAATCAGCCCAGCGGGCCTTTGTGTCTGCGTAGTCAATCGCAAACCCAGCAATCGGCTCTACGGTCTTGAATAGGGTCTCTGCGAAGCTGACGGGCTGCATCGAGTTAATCCGGTTCTGTGCCTCGGATTGGAATGCCAGCTTGTCCATTTCGTTCTGGGCCTGCATTCCCTCAAGGCGCTGATCGATGCGCCCTGCAAGCATCCCCTCGGAACGCTCGAAGTCATTCAGAAGACGATCCACATCGACACCCTGAACCCCAGCGCCAGCGGCTGCGGCGGATGCAGTGGATTGCGACTTCATTGCTCGAAGGTCAGCATCCTGCTTCTGCATGGAGGCTTGTTCTTGTTCTTGGCGGATACGCAGGTTCGCCTGTTTAGTCTTTAGGAAGTAGGCATCCTTGGCCGACCGTGCGTTTGCCGCATAAGCTTCATTCTGCTTCTTGGCGGAAGCGATGGCACCTACGGCGGAGGCGGCTGCGGAGATGCCCTGAATCATCAGAGCGGCGGAAGATGCAGCAGCTGCACTTGCTCCTGCCGCTGCGAGAAGCGGAACACACATTATAGAATCCTCACAAATTCGAAGAAGGGCCTCTTCTCGAAGCCAAAGTTTTCGTGTCGGTTGATGAAAGTGAAACCCATCCACCGAAGCCACTCGATGTGAACGAGGTTTCTGGCGTCTACGAAATTGAAGATGAGTCGATAGTCTGCGGCTAGGTATTTAAGGGCCGCTTTAGATTGCCTCAGGAAGGTCATCTGGTGTTTCTTGATTGCATCTGTCGCACACATCCAGACGACACCAACATCAGGGCCGTAGTTCGAAGTGACGACACCACAAAGGCCGACAGGAGTGCCTTCCCTTGTGGTGAGCGTTAGTGAGTTGGAGCAAATGTCGAGGCTCTCTAGCAGGACCTCTAGCGGCTCCCTTCCGGTTACCGCTTTGCATTCCTGATAGTCAGCTTGACGTAGCCGAGGGGCTACGAACTCGACATCTGCTTCCGTAGTTGGTCGAAGGTATTTATCCATTCATCCGTCTTGATCTGAGGTGGAGGTTGCCCTCCCATTCAGCTGACAAGAATTGGCATGGAAGGTGACTATTGCTTTCGATGATGATGCGAACACGATCTGCTTTGGACATCACAGGGAACCTGAAGTCACCGGAAGCCAGCGTTGTAGAACCAAGCACGTTGGAGCCACCACCGATGATGCGACCAGTGTAGTCGTATGTCCCGCTAAGTCCGTAAGTAGCTAGGGGTTTGAACCGTGGTTCTACCTTAACAACGAAGCTGCCCGTATCTTGGTAACGTAGGAGCCAGTGCTTGATCTGGAGGCGTCCACCAGAAATGGCAACGCGGCCTCCCTGTGCCGTTGGTTCTTTGAGCGTAGGCTCAGTGAACTCATACTGCATCAGGTAGTTCTCACCGATGTAGACGTTGGTGCCTACCTTGTTTCCTGTGAGGTATACTTCATTACCAGAGTTGGTTGATTGAAGTAGCACACCACCACTCACACCCCTCGTAACCACAACGGGGGCGGTCAAGGTGTATGGCAATGTATATACAGTCCGGTTGTTTGCAGCGTCATACGTTGCGGAGGTTTGGTTCTCATCTACGCGGTAGTCCAAGCGCGTCACATAGTCCTGACCTGCATCCTGCCGACCGGAGTCGAAGTGGATCTTCATGAGGACAGTCTGGTTACCCTTGTTACCTACTATGTAGAGGGCACTCTCCATGAACTCGATGTTCAGGATTTCCAATCCGTTGAACGTGTAGGTGAACCAAGCAGACTGCATCTTCTCGCGGCCAGCCCAGTGATACTTGTAGAGATACAAGGTATCTGCGGAGTTTTTGCTGAGAATAGCTAGGACATTCTCCGCAGTTGATGCGGCTATGTCTGTGACACCATCAGGAATATATTTGGCAACATGTGCAGTAACGTCTGTCGCGTCAGAACGATCTGTATCGTCAATGACGTGATACTCGCGGATCGTTGTGAAGCCACCACGGGTTGACGGGAAGTAGACAAGGCTACCTGCGGCCTGCGGTTTAGCTGCCGAGGATGCTTCGTATTCCGTTGTTTGCGTGATGGAGGTGTTCTTCGGCGTCAGGTAATCGCCGCCCTTGAAGATGAACTGCGTCTGATCGGAGAACAGGAGAAGCTTCCGGTCAAATGCAATCGCATGTTTCAGGGTCGAGACTTTCGTGTGGCTTGCTGCCACATCGATTGGGTCATCATCCAAGATCGTCCGAGCGGTCTTCGCAAAGAAGTCGAAGTATTCCGAGGTGCGAGACATATTGACGTTCTCGCCCGCAAGGAAACCAAGGCGGTTCTGGAAGAAGAACACATCGGAAATCTTGCGGCCAACGAAAGAAGGCTCAGGGATGCTAACTTCATCACCGACTGCCCTATCGCCCCACTCAGCTGGCTCGAAGGAGAACGAACCGTCTGCTTGACGAATGAGGAGGTGAGGCATTGTAGTGGCATCAAGTTCATATTGAATCTGAGGCTTAACCCACTCGATCCATGTGCCTTCCCCAATGTTAGCACGAGAGCCGTTATCGGAGACGAACTTGACGTAGTAGTCGTCAAAGTTGTTGGTCTGGTCACCCTGAATGTGGGCGATGTAACCGTTAGGTGCCTTGTTGGGCAGATCGTCAAATCGTTGAACAGTGCCGACAGTGGGGGACAAAGCTTCGTCACCAAGGCTGTCGTAAGTAGCCAGATCGAACTTCTCGTTGTTACCCTTAACGATAACTACGGTGCTACCATAAGCGGTCGCAGTGAAGCCCTGACCGTAAGTCGTGATAGCCGCAGCAAGGCGGGAGGCAATGTCGTCGGTTCTGGTTTCTTCATGCACGTCCTGAGCGGTCGTGATGTTGGCCGCTACAGCACCATTCAGGTAGACGGAGTAGCGTTGATTGTAGTCACCCTGCTTAACAGAGATGAGACCCGTGAACGGGTAGAGGGGGGTAAGTGCGGACGACATAGCAACCGTCTGAGACTGGTTGATGATGAATGTGTAGTCGGCCACGGTGACTGCTCGAAAATCCGCAGTCGGGTTTGAAGAATTTAGATAGGAATTACCTTGGGGGTAGGAAACAGCATAACTGTTCCCAGCCAAATCGTAGATGGAAATGTTAGATTGGCTATCAATGAACACATAGTAGCGTTCAGAAACGTCTCGGTTGATGAGGTGCATAAAGGTCCCCGTGGTCGGGGAGGCCTTCATGATTGAAACATGCTCTAGCGGTGGTCGCTTATGGAGACCCTCAACAAGGGATGGGAAGGCATTGACTTGCAGTTCTGCCTGAGAGGACAGACGCAGGGCAGGGGACTGCTGAGAAACGCCTTGCACAAGGTTAGGGATGGCAGAACTAATCATTCCCATTACACGATACCTCTCTTGGTCCCACGATAAAGAACGCGGGCTACCGAGTAGCTATCCATCATCGAGTAATCTCCGGTGTCCCCTTCGAACTCTTTGAGGTCGATGAGTGCCCGTTGCTCGTCTTTCGCAAGCATCTGATGGATGGTCTCAGAGTTAATCATTCGGTCAGCGTAAATGCGGGCTGAACGGACGGTGATGTAACGCTTGGCTACATCAGGAAGGACTTCGAAGTCCTGAAAGAAGACTATCTCTGCCTCGATAGGCTGATCGAAAGTGAAGGTCCGGTCAGTCTTGTTAAAGAGATAGCCGTTGCGGGGGACGACATCGACGCCTTCTACGTCGATACGCGCGGTGTCCGCAGGAATTGCAATGCGCTTGTCGAGCGCTGGGCTTAGACGGACGCCTTCTTCGGTATTGAAGTGCCAGCCTTGGGATTGAACCTCACGACTAACCTCGTTCAAGACCTGCTTGGCAATGGTCACGTCTGTCACTTGGTTGCCCGTGAGAGTGTTCACAGGGGCTTCGCCAATAGTCGTGAGAAGGACATTGACCGCTTCCAGTTCGGTCATAGTCGATGGTTTTGTCATGGTGTCCTCATCGAGAAAAAAATGGGCCAGCCCCGAAGGACTGACCCAAATTAGGATGGTTCTGCTTATGCAGACTTGATTTCCACGGCGCACTCAGGGCGCAGAACGCCATGACCCATGGCATACTTTGCAGCCATCAGGGTGCCCTGATACATGACTTCAAAGTCGCCGGAGGTGCGCTGGACTGCGAGGTCCATCAGCTTCACGGTGCCGATTGCCTGCTTCTGCATCACCAGAGCCTGCACGTTGGAGAAGTCGCCAGCGTAGTTGTTGTTCTCGCCTGCAACAGCTGCCACGTTGAAGTTCGGCAGGTTGTTGGTCTTGACGATCTGAACACCAGCAACGCGGAGAACGGTGCCGTCAGCATACACACCAGCGCCGCCCCAATCACGGTTGATAACCGAGGTGGTCTGCACGAGGTTGTAGTATTGCGACGGGCGAACCAGAGCCACGCGCTCGTTTTCCGGCACGTCCTTCTCGTCCATCACCTTTGCGGCTTCGAAGATAGCTGCGGCCAGTGCTGCACCATCGATGTCCGAGCCAGCTGCAACGAGCGAGGAACCGCCAGCTGCGCCAGCAACCTTGCCAGCCGAGCGGGCTGCGAGCAGACCCACGCGCATCGTGCGGGTGTCGAACTCTTTGGCGAGTGCCATACCGAGCAGGCGCGAGTATTCTGCGCGAACATCGTAGTGGTTCTTGGCTTCATCGATGTTGGCGATGAAGGTGTCAGCAACCAGCACGTCATCGATGTTGATGACGATTTCGTTGTGAGCAATCTTCTGGGTGCCGAGCAGCGGGGTGCCAGGGGTGTGGTAGGCAGCGTTTGCCTTGCCAGTCACGGGGAACGAAGCCGACTTACCGGACGCGATGGTGCGGGAAGTGTGCAGGTCCTTCATGACGTTGGTTTCATCGAAAGCGGTCAGAACTTCGCCTGCGAAGATTTTCAGGAAGAGGGCGTTTTCCGATGCCCAATCCGAGGGTGCCGCGCCGTTGACTACACCAAGGCGCGAGGGAGTTGCGTTTGCCATTTTCTATATCCTAGACAAAATGAAAAAGTTTTGGAGTGAGAATGACTGTCGCTCTTACTTGCCAAGGTTGTCGGACGCATCCGGCCAAGTCGTTCATCGTCGAAAGTCTCAGCGACCTAAGAAGGTCTGCTAGTTATCTCCGTCTAGGAATTGACGGAGGTCCCTAAGGACCCCCGCCAGACACTCATTAAAAGACTTTGGAACGGGCCAACTTCTGCTCCACATCTTTGGTGTAAGCAGGGTCTTTCCCGTATCGGCTATCTTTCATTGCCGCGACCACCTCAGCGGTGGACCGGAACTCATCTTTAGCAGCTGCCGCTGCCTTACCCGAGAGTAGGGTAGGCTCTACATCACCAGCGGCTTCTCGCTTGGACATGAGCCACTCGACTGCCATTTTGGCGTTGTCAGTGCCCGTAGCGACCATCTGGTTGTAGAGAGCCAATTCTTTTGCATCGACGTTACCTTTGGCCCAATCGGTTAACTCTTTGTAACCGTCAGACCCTCCAGCAACAGCCATGACTGCATCGACATCAGCGGCCTGTGCCGACTGCATCCCCTTGATGTAGGTCTCTACCATCTCGCGGGGGTAACCCATCTTCTCCAATTCAGAGAAGCTTTCGTCAGTCAGCTGGCCCTTCTCAGCGAATTCAGTGGAGAACTTGTCGAAGTTCTGCGGGTCACTGTTAGGTGCCTCTTCAGTCTTCGTCTCTTCTGCGCCCGCAGGTTTATCCTTCGGAGCGGAGAGTTTCTTTTCAAGTTCACTGTAAGACTTCGCTAAGTCTTCAGGAGTTGCAAACTTTTCAGGCAACCACTCAGGCCGCTCAGTCTGCTGGTTATCCTGCGCTTCCGGCGTGGGAGCCTCAGGGCCAGTTTCTGGTTGGGTGATGGTGATGGTTTCTGCCATGATTAGTGGTCAACTCGCTTGATCTTAGAGGTGGACTTAATGATTGCGGGTGCAGACAGCGGCTTCTTGGGTGCCTCTTCTGTCTTATCTTCAGCCTTCGGCTCCACCGCCTTGCTGTCTTTGGCTTTCAACATACGAATTTCCTAGTGCTTTCGCGCCTTCTTGGAGAGCCGCTGGGCCAGCCTGCATCATCATCTGTTGCATCTGGGCTTGCTGCATTTCCTGCGCGATTTGTTCCTGTGTCTTGATGAGACCTTCGGTGTCGATACCGAGGGCCGTTGCTCGACGCTTAATGTAATCCTGAAGGTTCACATACTGTTGGAGGACTTCCGGTCCCAATGCCTGTGCCATCCCTTGGACAAAGAGGTCCAACTTCCGAAGGTCATGACCGCGACCAAGGGCTTCCATGCCCGTAACGATGGTCGGTTTCACAACACTCTCAGGAAGCTTGGGAAGCTTCTTGGCTTTGGTCAGCACATCGATCTTGCGATTGATGTAAGGCAGCTGGAATTCCTGCGAGAGGATCGAGTAGATGCCCGAAAGCGTGTCCTCAAGTTCCCCTGCGAGGTAGCGGATTTCCTCAGCGGTAACCCGTTCACCATTCCGCTGGACGGAAGATTGCAGCATGAACTGTTGCGAGAGACGCTCTTCGATACCCTGCATTGCCTGATAGGCCACACGGAAATCGTTGAACTTCTCCATCTGTAGAACAGACACATCATTCCGGTTACCCTCGATGATGGCGGTGTTCTCTGCCTGCGCGATGGTCTTCATGCGGGTGGTCCCGTTAGGGTTCACCATGAAGATTACCTTGGCGGCAGCGGCTGCTCCCTCAACGATTGCCTGCGAGAGGCCTTCGAGTGAGCGGAGGTCACCAAACAGTTCCTCGACAAACCCACGACCGTAGTCTTCGCCATCGATGCGGGAGAACCGCAAGGGCAGGAAGGGAACAGCGTTGAGTTTGTATTTGCCGCGAGACCCCGCAATCACTGCGCCTTTGGTCTCTTGGTAGACAGTATAGATGTCGTTCTTGCGCTCAATGTGAGTGAAGACTTCAACGGTCTTCTCGTCACCTTGCAGCTTACCTTCGATCTTGGAAGCGGTAACCTTGTCGAGGACGTTGGGAGAGACATGCTCTACCACAACGATTTCCAAGACTTCCCCATTGGGGGCGCGGGAAACCACATAGCTATCAAGATGAATTACACGGGTCTTATCGGCACCAACGTGAAGAAGGACGTTACCACCAACGATGAGGTGTTTAAGCGCCTCATGCACCGCAACTCGGTCACCAGACGTTTCAATCTCGGACATGACCGCCCGCTCGTAATCCCCCAGCTGCTTCTCGATTTCAGTGCGGGCACTCTCGTCGGGAAACGACTGCTTGAGAGTGTAAGGCTCCACCATGAAACGGAAGAACGGGGAATTCGGGGGCATCAGAGCCAGCGACAACTTCGAAGCTAGGTTATTCACACCACGCGCACCGATGCCTTGGAACGGCTGATAAAGGTCAGCAGTTTCGTTGTGGCTATCCGGTGGGATAAGGGAGGGAATAGTTAGTTCGGAGCAGTCTCTGGCTCGATCAAGATAAGATTGTCGGGTCTGTTCGAGTTGGCGATACCGCGCTTCTGCGGTTCCCATACTCATTTAGGCCTCACTTGGTAATCTGAAGGCCAGTGCCTTTGTCAGAGTTTGCCATGGTCGGGTCGAGGTTCACCTGCAATTGCGAAGTGCCTTTGGCCTTGTTCATGGCCGAGCCTTTCTCAGCCGCCATACCACTCTCAGGATTCGAGGGGTCATACATATTGGTCAGCACAGGAGCAGCCGAGGGCGGCGCTGCGGGCGGCGGGGCTGGTTCAGCCTTAGGGGTGCTCATGAAGCACATGCTTATTCTCCTAGATGCGAGGCGATCTGGTCCTCGTGAATTTGGATTAGAAACTCTACGACTGAACGCTGACCGCCACGCCACCGAAGATCGGCATATTCTTCCTCAGACTGCGGGGCGCGGTTAGGGAAACGGTTGTCCAGTTCTTCGATTAGTTCTTTAGACACTAAAGGAAACATT